ATATCAAGCAGATCCATATGGTCCCGGAGGGGTTCCAGATATGGGTGGAATAACGACCATACCCGTACCGCAGTCTTTGACAGGAATTGGGTACGCAAACTACAATCCGAGGAGGAAGGTATAGATATTTTAGAATTCGCGACGGCTGTAACGCGCGCAATAGGTAAAAAAGAACAGCAGATTCAAGAGATGATGACCAATAGTGAAGTAAGAGATTGGAATCATTATCGCAATCTTGTTGGTCATATCGAAGCGCTCAACTTCATTCGCGAAGAAATCAGAACAATTCTAAAAAGCCAAGATATGGACTATGGTTAATCCTGAACTACAGAAAAAATGGCAAGACGAAGAAGACAATAAGTCTGCTTTGGAAAAAGCCCATGATGAAGGAACTGGTTTAACGCACAAGAAACTAGACAATGAATTATTGGAACAACTTCCAGATCCCACAGGTTGGCGGATTATGGTTCTTCCTTACAGAGGAAGAAAGCAGACCAGTGGAGGAATTAAACTAACAGATGAAACACTTGAGAGACAACAAGTAGGAACCGTTTTAGGGTATGTCTTAAAAGTTGGAAAATTAGCCTATAGCGGAGAAAGATTTTTTGCCGGACCTTGGTGTGAAGTAGGAGACTGGGTATTGTTTGGACGATATGCAGGCTCTCGTTTTCAAATTGAGGGTGGCGAAATAAAAATACTCAACGATGATGAAATTATCGCTAGAGTACCCGACCCAGAAGCAATTCTGCATAAATTTTAACCATGGAGAAGGACCATGCCAAAGCATAAACTAAACTTAAACCCTGCCGAAGAACTTGTACCTATTGATGATTCAGGTCCCGAAGTAGATGTTAATATAGAGGAAGAAGCAGCTCTTCCTATAGATCCAATACAGCCTACAAAGCCGGTGTTGGAAACCGCTGCGCCAAAAGAAGAAAAACAACAAAAAGACGAACACGAAGAATACAGCAAAAATGTAAAGAAACGTATTGATAAACTAACAGGAAGACTGCGGGAATCAGAGCGTCGTGAACAAGCAGCAACTGTATACGCTAAAAATGTTTTTGAAGAAAATAAACGCCTTAGTCAACAAAAACAAAACATAGATGGAAACTATATTATTGCCGAAGCAAACAGAATTACAGCCGAAACAGAAGCAACAAAAAACATATTAAAAAAAGCAAACGAAGAATCAAATGTAGACAAGCAAGCAGAAGCACAACAAAAACTAGCTTCTCTCGCTGTAGAGGCCCAACGTGTACAGGCCTTGAATCAAGCACGAAATGCTCAAAGTGGACAAATCACAGCACCTCAACAATACACACAAGAAGCTCAACAACACCCTCAAGCTCGGTATCCAGACCCAGATCCTAAAGCCGAATCATGGGCAGAAGACAATTCTTGGTTCGGAAACGATCGAGCCATGACTATGACTTCTTTTGTAATTCACCAAGATTTACTTAACGAAGGGTTTGACGCAACCAGCGATGAGTATTATGATGAGGTTGATAAAAGAATTCGTGATGAGTTTCCTCATAAATTTGATGGAGCAACCACACGAGCAAATAAACCCGTTCAGGCAGTGGCTTCTGCGAAACGTAGCGCCAAAGCCGGACGCAAAACTGTGAGACTCACACCCTCACAGGTTGCAATAGCAAATAAATTGGGTGTGCCTTTAGAAGAGTACGCGAAATATGTTGAATAACGTGGAGTAAACAACATGGCTGAAAAAAATGAAAAAATAGACGCAAGTCGAGAACCACGCGAAGCCCAAACTCGCGAGAAAAAAGAAGCGAGAAAACCTTGGGCTCCTCCGTCCGCATTGGACGCACCAAATCCTCCCGAAGGATATGTTCACCGTTGGATTAGAATGGAAGCTAGAGGCTTTGACGATCGTAAGAACGTTATGGCTAAACTTCGTGAAGGATGGGAACCTGTTCGTGCAGATGAACATCCTAATTTTGATACTCCAGTGGTGGAGGAAGGAAAATTCGAGGGAGTAATTGGAGTAGGAGGATTGATTTTATGTCGTCTCCCAGTCGAGACCCTAGAGGAAAGATCAGAGTATTTTGCCGCTAAGACAAGAACTCAGATGGATGCTGTAGATAACGATTTGATGAAAGACGGAAGTCATCCTAGCATGTCAATCAGTAGACCTGAAAGACAATCTCGCGTAACAATTGGTGGAACTCGCGGTTCGTAGAACCGAGGGTTTTGAATATTAATTCTTGGAACAGAGGAAAGTTTAAATGGCAAATGTAGATAAAGCCTTTGGGCTTAGACCCTACAAGGGCGCCGGATGGCCTGTTCAGCAAGCAAATAAGTACAATATTAATACTTCAGGATATAGCACAAGCATTTATCAAGGTGATTTGTGTATATTTAACGGTGGTTATATTGAATCTGCGGCAGCTAGTTCTGCCAATCTAGTCGGTGTGTTTTCACACTGTTACTATGTTGCTTCTGACGGCACTCCCACCTTTAAGAATTACTATCCTGCCAGCACAACGGCACTTGGAAGTGGAGCAATAGAAGTATATATCTATGACGACCCTAACCAATTGTTTGTTGTTCAGGCGGACGGTGCTTCAGCGCAAACATGTATAGGCAGAAATGCTGATACTGACGGCATAGGTGGTAGTACAACAACTGGTGTTGCGACACGGGAACTAGACTCTAGTACAATAAACACAACGTTAGCACTTCAGCTAAAAATCGTTGGTGTTGTCCAAGACGATTCTAACGGAGACCTCACAGCAGATAATGCAAATTTAGTCGTTCTGATTAATGAGCATTACATGCGTGGTGGAGTCGCCGGTACATAAACGGAGTAATTTAAATGGCAATTAGTAGAGCACAATTAGTCAAAGAATTGCTTCCGGGCTTGAATGCATTATTCGGACTTGAGTACGATAGATACGATAGAGAACATGAAGAAATTTTCGACATAGAATCTAGCGATCGTGCTTTTGAGGAAGAAGTAATGCTTACGGGCTTTGATACCGCACCTGTTAAATCAGAAGGGGCAGGAGTTGCCTTTGATCAAGCGCAAGAAGCGTTTACATCAAGGTACACTCACGAAACGATTGCATTGGCGTTCAGTATTACTGAGGAAGCCGTAGAAGATAACTTGTATGACAGACTGTCTGCAAGATATACTCGCGCGCTGGCTCGTAGTATGGCAAATACCAAGCAAGTCAAAGCGGCTTCTGTGTTAAATCGTGCTTTCAATTCAAGTTATCCGGGCGGCGACACGAAAGAACTTTGCGCAACAGACCATCCAACTGTGGGTGGAGCTAATTTGCGTAACGAGCTTTCGACAGCAGCTGACCTGAATGAAACTTCATTGGAACAAGCACTGATTGACATAGCAGCGTTTACTGACGAGCGTGGTTTGAAGGTAGCTCTTCAAGGAATGAAACTTATTATTCCTAAAGAGTTACAGTTCACAGCCGACAGGCTGACTGAAACGCCCGGTAGAGTTGGTACAGCTGATAATGATATTAACGCAGTTAGAAACATGGGAATGATTCCAGAAGGCTATACTGTTAATCATTATCTTACCGACACTGATGCATGGTTCATCAAGACTGATTGTCCGAATGGTTTTAAAATGTTTAACCGTTCACCAATCAGAACCTCGATGGAAGCTGATTTTGATACTGGTAATGTGCGTTATAAGGCTAGAGAAAGATACTCGTTTGGGTGGTCTGACCCCCGAACAGTATTCGGTAGTCCCGGAGCGTAAGCTTTGATGGAACCTGTGATGGGGGGGTTTCTTACTCAACCCCCATCAACCTAAATTTTTCTTTATCTTTATCCCATTTAGAAGTAATATTGAACACTAGCTTACTAACTAGGATAACTTTACCTATCGACTGACCTAGCAGACAAGCCAAGACGATAGGCTTTTTTCGGGAGAAAAAATTATGGCAAACACGACTTTTAATGGCCCAGTCAGATCGGAAAACGGTTTTGAACAAATCAGCGTTACGTCTGGTACAGGGGCTGTAACAACAAATTTGGACATTGACTCCAGCGGAAACATAACCACGACTGGGTATGTTTCTTCCTATGCCAATGTCAGCAGCATTACATCTGCTACCAAATCAGTAGAATCAACCGATTCAGGAACTGTTTATACCCTAAACAGAGCAGCAGGCATAGTGGTAACACTGCCTACCGCCGCAGCTGGAATAAACTACACCTTTATCGTTGGTACAACCTTCACAGGTGCAGGGCAAATCAATACAGACAACGCCAGTGATTTATTTTCTGGTTTTGCTACGATCTTTGATCCAGCAACTGCAACCGATAACAACACTTTTATCCCTGATGCAAGTGATGACGATACAATTGATTTGGGATCAGCAGCACAAGGCTGGTTGGTAGGCGGAGTTATTCGTCTGGTAGCAACAACAGCAGCAGTATGGCATTGCGAAGCCTTTTTACATGGTGATGGTACTTTAGCCACTCCATTTGAATAAGGGGTAAGTTATGGCTGATGCAGTTACAGGGCCTACTACTCAATACGATTACGATAAGAAACTTATTGTTTATTGTTCTGTTTATTCAGACGGAAGTGGAAGCAGTACCACTTTGGTGGACGTTTCAGCTTTGAATCAGTCTGCTAATAAAGAAACATGTACCCATGTAGCTTTAAACAAAATATGGTACACCGTAAGCGGAGCGCCTGACGCTCCTGCGTCTCTTGACTGGGATGCAACTACTAATGTTACCTTTTTGACACTAGCTTATGACAACATGTTTGATTTCAGCACTATTGGTGGTTTAGTAAACACGGAAGCGTCTGGTTATACAGGCGATGTCTTGTTTGTTATTCCATCGACTGCTGATGCAGGAAATGAATACACAGTATGGTGCGAGTTCTTGAAATATTACGAAGCACCGAATAATTAGGAGTAAATAATGCCCGGATTAACAAATAGAAGAAACGCTATACGAGAAGGCAAAGATTGGATTAAAGGTTATAAAACAGGTGGAAAGGTCAAAAAAGCTAAGAAAAAAGGACCTGCTATAAAAGGACACGGTTATGGTCCTTATACAAAGCTTCCCTCTGGCACTAAAAGTTAACAATGGCCACTTCTGGTACTACTGCATTCGATTTGAGTGTCGATGAGCTTATAGAAGAAGCTTACGAGCGCTGTGGTATTGAACTTAGAACTGGTTATGATCTGCAAACTGCCCGTCGTTCTTTAAACTTAATGATTGCTGAATGGGCGAACAGAGGTTTGAATCAGTGGCTCATTACAAAAAACAACTTTACTGTTACAGAAGGCACAAACTACGTGGACTTAGGCACAGATGTTATTGATATAACATCAGCTGTCATACAGCGAGACAGTACAGATTATCAATTGGAAAGAATCAGTCGCTCTGACTTTTTTTACATTCCAAAAAAATCTACTAAAGCTAGACCCACTCAATTCTTTTTGGAAAGACATATCACTCCTCGTTTGTTTTACTATCCTACGCCTGAGAATTCTACTGATGTTATTTATTATTATGCTTTGACTAGAATGCAAGATGCAGGAGACTACACCAATAATATGGAAACAGTTTTTAGGTTTCTTCCTTGTATGACTGCGGGACTGGCTTATTATATTGCTATGAAACGTGCGCCAGAGCGACTACAAATTTTAAAACAAGTCTATGATGAAGAGTTCGACAGAGCAGCATTTGAAGATATTGATACTGTAAGTTCAAGGTTTCTTCCTCCTAGACTAATAATTTAATCATGGCGTTTGCATCTGACAAACACGCATGGGGAATTTGCGACATTTCGGGACAGCGTTATAGGTTAAGGGACATGCGACTACAGTGGAACGGTTTATTAGTTGGCCCTGATCAATTTGATATAAAACAACCACAATTGGA